CCCACATATGACATGAACATTCTTGAGCATGCCTACAAGAGTTATAACAAGCCTTTGCCCTGGAAATATTTTCAGGTAAGAGACTCAAGAACAGTGTTTAGTTTGTGGCCTGACCAGCCTATCCCGTCTACCTCACACCACTCACTGGAGGACTGCCGCCGTCAAATTGGCATGCTGCAAGCCACACTAAAACATCTCAACGTAAAGGAACTAAAATGATCATAGGAGTTGTGGGATTTATTTCAAGTGGCAAAGATACCATTGCAGATTATCTTGTTAACATACATCAATTCCGTAGAGAAAGTTTTGCCAACACACTTAAGGACGCTGTGAGCCATGTGTTTGGCTGGAACCGAGAACTGCTGGAAGGCCGTACCAAACAAGCCCGCGAATGGCGCGAACAAGTGGATCCTTGGTGGGCAGAACGTTTGAAAATGCCCAAACTAACTCCACGTTGGGTGCTGCAATACTGGGGTACAGAAGTTTGTAGACAAGGCTTTCACGACGATATCTGGATTGCAAGTCTGGAAAACAAACTGCGTAACTCCACAGACGATATTGTGATCAGTGATTGCAGATTTCCCAACGAAATCAAGTCAATCAAGGCCGCAGGCGGCATTGTGGTGCGAGTCACACGTGGACCTGAACCTGCCTGGTATGATGCAGCAGTCAGCGTAAACCACGGACCCGATGGCAACTCTAGCTGGAGCATCAGCAAAGACAAGCTGGACCGTAGTAAAATTCATGCCAGCGAATATGCCTGGGCAGGCACCAAGTTTGATGCTGTGCTGGACAACAATTCCAGTCTAGATCACTTGTATGAACAGGTGCAGCAGCTGGTAACTCAACGATCGGCCTGAAGCTGGTTGGGAACCCAGGGTATATCAAGCCGTTTTACTTCTTCCATGCAGTTCAAACAAACTGTGCGTAAATTGTTCAAGGACACGTTGCGCATGCTTCCGTCCATGTGACACACCAGTAACTGGCCAGCGTATCGTGATCTAAAGCTGCATCTATCGCATGTGGCTTTTTTCTTGTAGCCGGCCTTCTTCCACAGGGCCTCAGGCGGCTTTATTTTTTTGTTTCTTCTAATGCAGTGATCGCATTTGGTTCGATAGTGTACAACATCGTCACGAGTGTAGTTCACCGCTACCAAGCGTTGATTACAAGCAGCACATATGGGTCTCATGGGGTATTTATCACGCGAACCTTTGCAAAGGGCAACGCAACACCACTGGTTTTGTCATCATCCGATAAATATCTACATAAGTTTTTAAAGGAGCCAAAATGGCACTAGTATCACCCGGAGTTCAAGTCACTGTAATTGACGAAACAAATTACATTCCTGCAGCCACAAACTCAGTACCTTACATGTTGATCGCCACGGCGCAAAACAAAGTTTCAGGTTCTGGCGTGGGTGTTGCAGCTGGCACATTGGCTGCCAACGCAAATAAAGTTTATTTGGTCACTAGTCAACGTGATCTATCAGCTACATTTGGCAATCCGTTTTTCTACAAAACCACAGTGGGTACACCAATCAATGGTTACGAGCTCAACGAATATGGTTTGTTGGCTGCTTACTCTGCCTTGGGTATCACCAATCGTGCGTATGTCCAACGTGTGGATATTGATCTTTCTGAGCTCACTGCCAGCCTGGTTCGCCCCACAGGTGAACCCAATGATGGTACATTCTGGTTAGACACTGCCAACACTATCTGGGGCATATTTGAATGGAATCTGACCACTGGTGCGTTCAGCAATCAAGTGCCGTTGGTTATTACCAGCACCGCAGATCTCACCAGCGGAGTCCCTTCGCAAGATTACGGCAGCATTGGCGATTACGCCGTGGTTGCAACCAACGTTGCCAATCCTATATATTACAAAAATGGCACAGCATCGGTTGCAAACACCACTGCCACTGCATTGTCGGACTTGTATAACAACTGGGTTCTAGTTGGGTCTAATGATTGGAAACTGAGCTGGCCGACCCTGACAGGGGCCAACACTATAACAGCTGATTTTACAGCTGGCAATACCATTGTTATCAATGGTACAAGTGTTGCAGTTCCTGTTTCTCCCAACAATGATATTTTTGGTCTTAGCGGCGCTATTAATACTGCCAACATTCTTGGTGTTTACTCAGCAGTGATCAATGATAAACTGTGTTTATTTGCTGATGCCAGCGCCACAGCCGACAATTCCACAGCCGACGACGGTATTATTGTTGTTAACTCAGCAGGTTCCACAGCAGGGCTGCTAACTACCTTGGGCATCACTGCTGACAGGACCAATTATGCTCCTACTCTGCAACAAAGTGCCAACTTCACTGTGCCACGCTGGAGAACCACAGACGACCAACGTAGACCCACAGGCAGTGTCTGGAACAAGATCACCAGCAGCAATCTTGGAACCTCAATGGTTGTGAAAAAATACAGTACTGCACTAGGTGCATTTGTACAGCAATCTGCCGCTGTATATGCCAATGACTGGAGTGCCAATGCAACTCTGGACCCCACAGGAGGCGGCAAAAATATTGCTGTTGGAACAACATATACACAATACAATGTGAATCCAGAACTCAGTGGAGTTGCAGCATATCCCTACAACAACACCTACACTCTGCAGGTATTTGAGCGTGTGTCTCAAGGCGCCACAGTGATAACAGGCAGCACATCCACACCGTCATTTACCAATGGTAACCAATTTACTATTCAGACATCTGTAGCTAACTCAACCAGTTTAACTGCTGCTATAACTGCTACTATTGGCGGAACCACTGCTGCTGCATTTATTACTGCGGTAAGTTCTGCTGGTGTTCCTGGTGTTAGTGCAGCAGTGGATTCAACTGGTGCCATTGTGTTCACACAAAGCATCGGTGGTGTAATTGTGCTGAACAATGTGGGTGCTGGTACTGCTTTGAGCAACGCTGGTTTTACCACTGCCACCACTGGTTGCCGCAGTTCTGTCATAGACGACGAAGTTACTCTGTTGCTTAGTGCATGGGAAGCACTGGATTACACTGCCAGCCCAACTGCACCAGATCAAGACCCAGCTGATGGCCGTTATTGGTATTATTCTACCACCAGCCAAGTTGATATCATGATTCAGAGTGGAACAGGATGGGTTGGATATCGAAACGAAACCAATGATGTTCGTGGCGATAATCTTTCTCTAACCGATCCTGCAGGACCACAAATCTCTGCCACAGCACCTACCACACAAAGTGATGCCACTGCGTTGGTGTATGGTGATCTCTGGATTGATACCAGCAATCTTGAAATTTACCCTGTGATCAAACGTTGGCAAAATGTTGAAGGTGTGGATCAATGGGTCCTGATTGACAACACTGATCAAACCACTGAAAATGGTGTGTTGTTTGCAGATGCTCGTTGGAGCCCCACAGGTACTGTGGATCCAATCACAGGTAATCTGCCCACAATTGTGAGCCTGTTGACCAGCAATTACCTAGACGTTGATGCACCTGATTCTGCGCTGTATCCCACAGGCATGTTGTTGTTCAACACACGTCGCTCCGGCTTCAATGTCAAGAGTTTTCAGGTCAATTACTTCAACGCTGCTGATTTCAGCTACAGCACCTGGAGCAACAGCACTGCCTATGCTGTGGGCACTGCGGTGTTGTATGATGCAGTTTTGTATGTGGCCATTCAAGCTGGCACCAATCAGAATCCTGCTACCCAAACTGCGTACTGGGATCTCCTAGTAACCAATTCTTGGGTAACAGCATCTGGCAATAGAGCAGATGGAGCACCCAACATGGGTCGTCTGGCACAACGTGCATTGGTTGTGGCAGCACTCAAGTCGGGCATTGACACCAGTATCACAATTCGTGAAGAACAAGCGGTGTTCAATCTCTTGGCATGTACAGCATATCCTGAATTGATTATCAACATGTCTGCTCTCAGCAATGAGCGCAACAACACCTGTTTTGTTGTGGGCGACACTCCCATGCGCCTGGATGCCAACGGCACCGAACTGGTGGCCTGGGCCACAAACAACAACGGTCTTGGCACATTTGCCGGCGACGGCCTGACCACCAGCACACCTTATGCTGCTGTGTTCTATCCCAGCTGCCAGACCACAGACCTGGGCGGAAGCACAGTTGTGACAGCACCTAGTCACATGATGGTTCGCACAATTATTCGCAGCGACGAAGTGAGCTATCCATGGTTGGCTCCGGCTGGTACACGTCGCGGCGTGATTGATAATGCAGCCACTATTGGTTACATCAATAGTCAAACTGGAGAGTTTGTGACCATTGGCAACAATCAAGGCCTACGTGACGTTGAGTACTTGAACCGTATCAACCCAATCACGTTTATTCCTGGTGTTGGTATTACCAACTTTGGCAACAAGACCATTTATGGTACTGCCAGTGCCCTGGATCGTATCAATGTGGCCCGACTGGTTGCATTCATGCGTGGCAGATTGGAAGAAATTGGCAAACAGTTCTTGTTTGAACCCAACGATCAGATCACCAGAAACGAAATATCCAATGCCATCAACAGCTTGTGTATTGACCTGGTGGCCAAGCGTGGTATCTATGACTTCTTGGTGGTGTGTGATGATTCCAACAACACACCTGCCAGAATTGATGCCAACGAACTCTGGGTTGACATTGCTATTGAACCTGTAAAATCTGTGGAATTCATCTACATTCCTCTGCGTCTCAAGAACACAGGCGAAATTGCTGCAGGCTCTGTGGCCACAGCAACCACTGTTTAACATATCGTTAGACTAGTAAATGGGGTGGCAACACCCCATTTTTTTTGGCCTCAACTGAGGTAAATAACTGCATAGGAGATTACAAATATGGCCGTTGCATCATTAACACGAATGACAGTGCCCTTGGCAAGCGATCAAAGCGCGAGCAACCAAGGCTTGCTCATGCCCAAACTCAAATATCGCTTTCGAGTAATATTTGAAAACTTTGGTGTCAGTACACCACGAACAGAATTGACCAAGCAGGTAATAGACTTCAAAAGACCTACCATGACGTTCGATGACATCCCAATTGAAATATACAACAGCACATTGCATCTAGCAGGCAAGGGCAAATGGGCCGATGTGACCTGCAATCTACGTGATGATGCGTCAGGTGCTGTCAGCAAGTTGGTAGGCGAACAGATACAGAAGCAGATGGACTTTCTGGAAATGGCCTCGGCTGCTTCTGGTATTGACTACAAGTTTACCACACGCTTCGAAGTGCTTGACGGCGGCAATGGCGCAGCCACACCGATTGTGCTGGAAACATGGGAATTGTATGGTTGCTATCTGAAAAGTGTAGACTATGGCAACATGGCCTACGCAGAAAGCACACCAGTGCAAATTGCCATGACTATTATGTTCGACAACGCCAATCAAACACCCAACGGCACAGGGATTGGATCGACAATTGCTAGAACTGTCAACGACGTAGTAACAGGATAATCAACTATGGCTTTTGGCCAGGATTTCCTCAAAGGCTTTTTTGGTGGGCAAGGTCTCAAAGACTACTCCCACGCTTCCAAGACCTTTCGTACCAATGGATATGAGTATGCACCACGGAACAAGTTCTTGTTCCACTGCTACTTCAATATCAACACGTCCGAAGTTCGCCCGTTGCA